GTTATTCGATAACGGTCCTGGTATTTCTAGTCTTAGTATTTCGGATTTTCTCAACTATTACATGATTCAATTTTCTATTGCAAACTGTAAACGAATGATTCCCGGTCTAATGGATGGATTAAAAGAATCACAGCGTAAGGTTTTATACGCATGTTTCAAACGAAATCTTAAATCTCCTATTAAAGTTTCTCAATTAGCTGGTTATATTTCAGAACATACAGCTTATCATCACGGAGAAGTTAGTTTGCAAGGAACAATTATAGGAATGGCATCGTGTTATACAGGTGGTAATAATCTACCACTATTAGCACGCGGTGGAGAATTTGGAAGTCGTAAAAGTTTAGGTAAAGATGCCGCTTCTCCTAGGTATATTTTTACATATCTAGACGAAATTACACGAATTATATTTAATAAAGAGGATGACGATTTGCTAGATAGAATAATTGACGATGGTATGATAGTAGAACCTAAATTTTATGTTCCTGTAATTCCCACTGTTTTGGCTAATCCATGTAATGCAGCTATAGGTTCAGGATGGTCTTCTACTATTCCTGGATATAACCCATTAGAACTCGTTGAATGTGTTAAAGCATGGCTTTCAAATGGAAACAGTTGTTTTAATAGCGACGGTGAAAATATACTACCAGAATTACTACCTTGGTATTTGTTTTACAAGGGTGAAATTAAAAATATTGATAAACATAGATATAAAACATATGGTGTATTTGAAAGAATAGATGATAGAAATGTAGAAATAAAGGAATTACCTATTGGTGTATCAACAGACGATTTTTACGATATGCTTAAAAATCTACTCGTTGAAAAGGAAATTGAAAAGATTACTAATTTATCTAGCGTTACAGGTATTAATTTTAAAATAAAAGAATCTGAGAATGGTGTAAAAAGAAATATGGAAAACTTGAAACTATCATCTTCTATAGCAACAAGTAATTTAGTTCTATTTGATGAGAATGGTAAAATTAAAAAATACAATGATGTATACGAGATTATAGATAACTTCTGTAAAGTAAAATACGAATATGTAGAAAAGCGAAAAAACCATATGATTAAGAAGTATAAGAACGAACTAAAGGTGTTTACGAATAAGAAGCGATTTTTAGAGGATATCATTTCCAAGAAATTGGTTATTTTCGAAAAGGAAGAGTCTGTGATTGTAAAAGAATTGGAGAAAAATGGTTATGATAAAATAAACAAGGGTGTAGCTGTAGAAGAAGTAGTTGATGAATTAGAAGGTCAGGAAAACGAAGAAGCTGTAAATGAAGAAACCGAAAAGGTTAATAAGGTAAAAAATGACAAAGGGTATGAATATTTGCTAGGTATGCATGTAAGAAGTTTCAGCTCAAACAAACTTAACGAATTCATAAAAGAGATAGATAACCTTAATGCTATAATTAAAAAGATAGAAAATACTACAGTAAAAGATATCTGGATAAGTGAATTAGACAATTTCAAGAAGGAGTATGAAAACATGATGAAGAGACTAAAAACCGAATTAGAAGATTCGAATGATGAAGGTAAGGAAAAAGTTACAAAGAAGCGAAATGTTAAAAAATAAAAAATAAAAAATAAATAAATATTTTCACTCGATATAATAAAATGCTTATATCAAGTGGTATGCTAAAAAACTCTATAGAGAAATACGATAACTATAAAAAATTAAAAGAGACTTATAAGTCGTCTAGAAATGTAGATTCAACAGAAGAAGTTAATGGAGAAGAAGTATCTGACAATATGAAGATTAGTATGTTTAATTTAGTTTTCATGTTGGTTGTTTCATTCATGTTTTTCTTATTAGAATTAATGTTATTAATAGTTGCTGTTATGATGGCAATTAAATGCACAGCTCCAGGTAAGGAACGATTCGTTCATGTTGTTCTAGCAGTATTCTATACTGCTCCTTATTTATTATTAATGGCTATATTAAACCCAGAAGCAAAAGCGTATTTAAAATCCAGTTTAAGTATGAATTCTTCTGATAATAAATCATGTATGTGGAAATAAGTTAATGTAATTTTATATTATTAAAAAAATAATATAAAATTGATAAAGATGGTAAAAAGATGATAAAAAGAAGATGATAAAAGATGTTAATTTAAAGTACTGGGAAACCAAGAGCTCCACCGCTGATACGAATAACGTTGTTGTTAACAACAGTTGTAACGAATTCGTATTTCTGAGCATAGTCATATCCAGAACCTTCAACACCGTTTCCAGCAGCTCCGTCAATGGCACCCTGTGAAGCATTGGGTACAATGCTTACGTTTGTGAGTTTACCGTAGTTGGTAGAACCCATTGGGTCTAGGCAGCAGAAATCAAGCGAGTAGGAATACATGTGGTAGCCAGTTACGGAAGGAATTACTGGTGCGTGGTACCAAGGGTTTACAAGCGAGAAATAGTCGGAACCCATGTTTGCAAGACGCTGAGTGTTCTCGTAAAGGAGAGAAGTCTGTGCGATAGGGTCATATGAACCATCAGGAGTGAACAATACAGAGTAAGGTCCAGGTACTGGAGAAGCACTGGTGTAGTTAGACCACTCGTTCTTACTTGTGACGTTAACAACTGCGAAGAAAATAACTTTGATAGCGTGGGAGAAACGAATATCGAAAGTCTGGTTCTGTGTGGGATTGAATGTCTGACGAGGTGCGGTCTGAACCTGTTCAATCAAGATATCACGAGGAGCACAGGCCATGCGTTTACGTTCATCGTTGGAAACGATTGCGTAGTTTGCCCAGACCTGAACGTTTCCGCTGTTAAGAGTGGGTTCAGTGGCGATATCAGATCCTACAACGGGTACGGAGCGAGGATTTGTTCCAACAACTGGGGCGGTGTTATCTAATATAAGAAGTTCGGTCCAGTCGCGGAATGAGAAGCAAATACGCATATCATTGTAGGGAAGGGCAGCAGTTGGCAAACCAACACCGCTATCACGGGTGTAGAAGAAGGGAAGAGGAAGATTTAATGTGTGTGATTCAAGAGTGATGTGAGGAGCGGTTAAATCATCAACTGAACCAATCATGTTATCGTATCCAGAACGTTTGCCGGCGGGTACAGTGAATGCAGCCCAGAAATCAAGATGATAGTTATCGAATCGTGCGGCAACAAGATCGTTGAATGTAATGCAGCATTCACGAATTATGTTGTGCATAAAGTTACGTGTCCAACGAATGCGACCGTCAAGACCGTATTTGTTTGTTGCTTCCAAAAGCTTAACTTCAGGGGTGGTAAGACGCAACCATGTGTGGAGCAAATAATCACCAGCGCGGGAAATTGCTACGGACCATTCTTGGTTGAATCCGGCGTTTCCGCTAGCGCGAGAAAGAACAACTGGTACCTGTGTGAACCAAGTTGCTTTCTTTGTTTCGCGTACGAAATAAGCGGTAGCGTCTTTTCCTGCGTATAAATACTTTTCAATCTCATCCCAGGTAGCGAGATCTATAAAACCAGAAGTTACATTAGATGTGCATATAGTTGTCATTTTATTTATATATATCAAAGAAAAAAAATATAAAAAAAGAAATATTTTTTATATTTTCGATAAACGATTTTAAAAGACTATTTTATTTATAATAACATAAAATGGAGTTCAGGAATAAAGAAGAGATTAAACTAAATTTAGAAATTAAGATGCTATCTCAGTACAATCAAAAAGATAAAGAAAAAATAGAAAGATTTACCGATAACACTTCAAACGGAGAAGAGTACAATAAGAAACAAATAAGTAAATCGTTGAATGATATAAAAGAAAGAGAAAACAAGATTATCGAATATAAAAATAGAATAGTAGATTTGAAACAAGGTAAATTAGACAAAGAACTACAACAAGAACTTGTTACAAACAAAAATAAAGCGAATACATCTCAGAAATTTATCACAAAGAAGATAAATAAGGAAAAACAGGATATAATGGAGTCTATGTATACAGTAAAGGTTAAAGAGGATAATAAACTAAAATCGACTAAAAACATGAAGAAAGATTATGATAGAGAATATAAGAACTACGTCTATAATTCCAATTCACTTCCTAAATATATAATCAAAAGTTTAGAAAATATGCCGTCTAACAAGGGATACATATGGAGAGATATCTGGTTTTTCGGTAAATTACCTAGAGACAGTGACGTTAATCGTACTTTATTTGAACCTATAGAAAAAGATCTACTGATGATTCATGAATGGACAGAATCACAATATAAATTATTTGAAAAGATTGGAAAGGATAAAAAGAAACTAGTACGAGTCAAAAATATATACAGGAGAGTTTTGAATGATACTAGAATACCTAATTGATCTAAAACCAAACTAAAATCTTGTTTTATCGCAGACTTTAGATAGTTCATATATTTTTCCTTCTTGTTTTATAACAATGTCATTAGTTAAAATACTAATAGTATTACTGAAGATTTTAGCGCATTTATATGTTTTATTATATAGTTTCTTAATTTTGTCTAAATCTAAAGCAATAATGTCTTCTAAATTTAATTCTAATATACAGCTAAAAATAGCAGATATAATAATAGAGTTACCAATATTAGGATTTCCATTATTATCTTTTATTACTAAATACGGAATTAATCCTTTTCTGTATTCTTGTTCGATAACCATTTTATTTAGATGGTAACAATGGTTACCATTGTTATCAGAAATTTTAAGTGTTTTATTTTGTAAATTTTCTCTAAATACAGATAGAATAGAATATAAAAGGGTTGATAATTCATCTTTATTAACCTTTTTCAATGAAATGAAACCAATACGTTGTAGATATTCTACATTTGTTTTTATTTGAGTTTTTAACGACGTCATATTTTATTTTAAAAAATTAAAATAAAATAAAATAAAATTATTTATTTACGTGATTTACGTCCTGACTTCTTCTTACATGATCCACTCTTTCTAACACCATAACTGCATTTCTTAGGTGATTTACGTCCTGACTTCTTCTTACATGATCCACTCTTTCTAACACCATAACTGCATTTCTTAGGTGATTTAGGTCCTGGTTTCTTCTTGCATGATCCACTCTTTCTAGGACCGTATTTGCATGATCTAGAAGGACTTCTTACAGGAGACATCTGTCTAGGAGTCATCTGTCTAGGAGATTTAGCCATTTTGTTAGAAACAGATGATAGTAATTTATAAGCACGTGATTTACCGTAATCAAAAGTTAAAACAGTAAAACAGTTACGCATATAATCAGATTTTTGTTCTTCTGATAGATTTTTCTGTTTTACTTCATTTATATATTCATCAGAAACATCGTATCCGATGTTTTTCATTTTATTAAATAAATTAATTACCGATAAATCTGAATTTATTTTTAAATAGTCTGCTTCTTCAACTAAGTTAATCTTCAATCCTAATAACTTAAATAAATCAGTGTTAGCATATATAGAAAGTATAATATAAGCTCTAGAGTACTTTTCTTTAATTTCTACTACATTCATATTCTCTAAATTGATATCTAATATAGTAGATAATACAGATGTCATGATTTTAGAATAAGTATATTCGATATAAGATATAGGATCTATGTTTGTGTTGCATAAAATAGGAACTAAATAAACCTTGTTATTTTTTACAACCTTTCTTTCAGAATACTCTAGGTGTTTAACATTTGTTTTAACATATGAAGGAACAGGTATTAATTTAACATTGTTAGTAGCACAATAATTCTTAAAATCTTTAAAATTAAATTTGTACTGAATTTGTTCTCCTAATTTAGTGCAAACCATTTTACTTTTATCTTTTAGAGATTCACGTGCTATCTCTAATTTAACGGCTTCTATTTCATTCATGAATCCAGCATTTAAATTATCTACAGATAGCATATTTTGGTTCAATGAATTATACGTTTTAAATTCTTCTAGTAGTTTTTGTAGCTTGTCTTTACTGTTTAAAACCTTTAATAGTTTATCTTCAAATACAGACATGATATCTGCTAAAAATTCGATAGCGTCGGGTGTAAATTTATCTTTAATAGACATGTTTCCTAAAATTTCATGTCCTTGTATAAAATTCTTTATCGTAGAAGTTTTCATTTTTATTATATATTAAAATAAATCATTTTTTTTATTAATTATTTCTATATAAGTAATACGATAAAGGCATATTAGGATCTTCCATGGAATTCCTTAGATTACCTAATACAAGCTGTTGTTTTAAGAAAGGCGTATTTGTTTGATGTATATAATTATACTGTCTCTCGAATAATTCAGCGTAATTAACATTTCCTACGTTTCTAGTCAAACCAGAATACATTAATCGCGATGAATTGTATTTATCGTTGTTTCTGTGGTTATAATCCATTTATATTAAATACATATTTTAAAATTGATTTTTAAACAAAGATTGTATATTAAAAATAAATCATCATGTCGATAAAAATAAAACTATCTGAAATAGACCAATTGGAATTAGCTGATAAGCTTCATATTAAAAAGGAGGCGTCTAAATATATGTCTTCTAGAAACGAAGAATTCATCTATCCGTATAGAATAACAGAAGATGATTTTATTTACGTACCGTTTGGTTTCGCTATGATTTATTTTAAATCGGATAAAAGACCTAGTAGAAGTAATTTCGCTAAATCTGATTTTAAATTCGATCATTCTAAGCTACGAAATGAACAAGAAGTCGTTAAAAAGGAAGCAATGGAATACCTTAATAAATATGGATCTGTAATGATTTCTACGCATACAGGATTCGGAAAAACGATAACTGCTATAAAACTAGCTTCAAATATAAAATTACCGACTCTTGTTATCTCTAAAGGTAAAACGCTTATAGAACAATGGAAAGGAGATGTAGAGCTTTTTTCTTCTGATTGTAAATGTCAAATTTTAACCTCTACAACAAAAATAAAACCTGATTTAAATTTCTATATAGTAAATGCGATAAACGTAGAGAAATTAGATATCCATTTTCTAGAGAAAATAGGTCTTGTTATAGTAGATGAAGCTCATTTAATAATGTCTGATATTCTTTCACGATCGTTATTATACGTTACTCCTAGATATGTTATAGGATTAACAGCTACTCCTTATAGATATGATAGTTATAATAAACTGCTTCAGTTGTTCTTTGGATTTAATACAGACTCTTCTACATTTGAAAATAAAGAAAATCCTATTATATTTAGAAAAATGCTCAGAAATCACAATGTATACAAAGTAGAAACAGGATTTAAACCAGAAGTTAATTTAGCAACAAATGGTAAAGTTAATTGGGGAGATATATTAGATCAACAAGCGAAAAATGTAGAAAGAAACGAGTTTATAATTAGAATAGTTAAGAAATTCAAGGAAAATGTTTTTATAATTCTATGTAAACGAGTTTCACATGCTGAATATCTACATGGTAGATTACTTGAAGAAGGTGAAAGTTCGACTCTATTGACTGGTGATAATGATAATTTTGATAAAAAGTCTCGTGTATTAGTAGCAATGACACAGAAAGCAGGAACTGGATTTAATCATCCTAAATTAAATAGTTTGATTTTAGCAACTGATGCTCTAAACTATTACATTCAATTCTTGGGTCGTGTTTTTCGAACTTTAGAAGTTGTTCCTAATATTTTTGATATTGTAGATAAAAATCCTATACTTACAAAGCATTTCGATGAACGAAGAAAAGTATATGAAGAACACGGAGGTGTATTGAAATCATTAAAAATATGAGCATTTTAATTTTAAGATTTGTACAAATCTTAAAATGAGTTTTAAAGAAAGTTTTTCTTTAAGATATATAATAATCAATATGGCAGAAGATCTAAAGTTTCCTAAATTCGAAGATATTCCAGTAAGTACGAAAACATTTGTAGTTATGATGAATGTCGATATTGACATAATAAAACTTTACGAGCAACTTCCTATAACAGAATATACTCTAATTCCAAAGAAAAGAGGACGTAAACCTAAAGAAGCTGTAGTAAATCCAAACAAGGATATAGAATCAGGTTCTATAATTTCCATTGAATACATAGATAATATAAGAGGTACTGATCTGAAGAAAAAGAAGGAAAAATCAACGGAAAAGAAAAAGACTCATTTTAGAAACTCGGTTACTATTGTAATGATTATAAATCAGAAAATGATAAATTTCAAAATAAGCAGAAATGGAAAAATCCAAATGACTGGGTGTAAAACAGATGAACAAGCAGAACAGGTTTTAGATTATATATGGGATTATATAAAGAATACGGATATTTACACGTTTAAGAAAAAGATTGATTCAGAGGAAGTGTATAACTATTTCGAAGCAGTTTTTATTCCAGCGATGAGAAATATAGATTTTTCTCTAGGTTTTCATGTAAATAGAGAAGAATTAGATACCTTTATAAATTCAGACGGTAAATACTTTTCACTTCTTGAAACTAGTTTTGGCTATACTGGTGTTAATATAAAAATTCCATTAGACATAGATATTTTAACTATAAGTATAAAACGATTTATACTAAGAGATTCCGATTCTGACTGGGAGAAGGATTATGTTAATTATAAATACTTTCTAGATATGCTATCACCTAGAGAGCAGAAACAAAAGAGAGAAAAGGACAGATACAATACATTTTTAGTTTTTCACAGTGGTAAAACTATAATGTCTGGTATATGCGCTGAAACACAAAAGAATACGTATTATACCTTTATAGATATGATAAAGGAGTCATATCACATAATACAGGAAAAATTAGATTCCGAATTTTCGGAATAGTAAATTATAAAAAATATTTTTAAAAATATTTTTTATATATAAATGAAATCAGAAACAGTAGGTATATTATTTATTCTTTACGGTGTATTATTAACTATTCTAGCTGCAGCTGTAGCTAGTGATATAAACAATGACGAATTAAGCGATAAGTTTGTAGGATGTCAACAAACTATATTATCGTTAGGTTCTATGTGTCTAGCTTTCGGTTTAACAATTTATTTAATTACAAGAGACGGTGCACTGTATAAGCTTGCTAGTTTACCTAAAATTTATCTAGCCTTGGGAGCAATGGTAACATTATCTCTCTTAGTATGCTCTTCTATTATGCACGTTGAATTAAAACAATTGAATCTATTAAATGAAAATATAGGAAAGGCAACCATTACTTCGATTGTTTTAGGTGTTTTAGTATTACTGTTTCTTATGGCAGTTGCTGGTAACTATTTTTACAATGAAAATAAGGAAAAATTATCAAAGCTTGTTGTTAGTAAGTCAAGCTCTGGTTTAAATAATAATATGATGTTTTAATAAGTTGATCTTAAGTTGATTATAAAATAAATTATTATTTATTTATTTTATAATAAATGACACAAAATTTAAGTTCAGCAATGATAATTATCTTTTTAATAGCTTTAGCGCTATTTACTTCGTATTACAATAAGATGATAGATATAGTTAATGATTATAACAATGAGTATGAACGAACAAATAGCGGTAAAGCTATTAATATCAAATTATTGAATAAAGTTTTATTGCCATACGTAATAATAACTCCCTTGATACCTTTGATAACATTTTTAGTTTGTTATTATAGATATAAATTCGATATAAGAAAAAGTATGCTTATATCATCTTTAATGTTATACATTTCATCTATTATTTTTAATTCTGTTATTATAAATAGTTTAAATGGAGAGAAAAAACTCTTAGTTTATCCTAGTATGGTTCTTTCTGCATCTATTATATTACTTCTACCTACAATTCTTTTATTGAGAAAATAGAAGTTAATTAAAAATACCTACGGATAGAAGAAGGATCTGAGGAAGAATCATCTATTCCAGAAGAAGAATCAATTCCTGTATATGATCCGGTTTCTCCTGTTGTTGTACTTAAACACTTTTGTATTTTATCTTCATTAGGACTAACGCAAATACTTCTACCATCAGGGCATTTAAATACATCATCTCCAGGGAAACACATTCCTGTTTGATCCCCTGAACATTGTAAAGTCCAATCTACATTTTCACTGGTACATATTTGTATACCTGAAGTACCTCCGCATTGTCTCCATACTTGACCGTTAGCGCACTGTAAAGGATTAGAATTGCACATATCTAAATCATTGTAATTACATAATTTTCTATAATTATACGACATTTTATATAAATACAAGAAAAAAGTGATAATATTTAAAGAAAAGTGATTTATTTCTAAATATTATCATGGCGACTAATCCAAAAATAAAACAGATAATCGTTGAATATGAAACTATTCAAAAAGAGATTGCACTTAGAAACAAAGAAATTAAACCATTAAGAAACAGAATGAATGAACTAAAGGTAGAAATCGAAAATTACTTGGTATCAACACAACAGAAAGGTGTTAAAATGGGAGAAACTGTTATAGTAAGAGAGGAAATAAATAAGAAAGGTAGACCGTTATCTAAAAAGGAAAAGGAAGAAGTAGCATGTGAATTTCTACGGAATAACGGAATCGAAGATCTTGATAATAGGAATGTAGTAAAGAATTTCTTTGACTCTCTCAGAAAACCAGATGAAGTTAAAACTAATCTTAAAATACAACCACTAGCAAAATATGAAAAATCAATACGACAAAGAAAGTAAAATAGAAAGTAAACTCGTATTTCCTTTCTCCTCTTATTAAATTAAATTAATATTAATTTAATTTAAAATATAGGTACATAAACCCAACCTAATTGATGGAATAATTCCGAAAACGTATCATCGTGAAACTCTTTCCTATCTATTGTTTTTAGTATATGAAAATCCTCCTTTTTACATTTATGTCCTCTGTTTCTCAGTAATTGATATAGAGTATGTTGTGTATTCATAAAACTTTTTCTATCGGTTTGTTCTTCTTGTTTATATTTCTTGTCATATAAATCAGACAATATAAGGAAATCATCCATCAAACTATCTTCTAAATGACTAATATCATCTGGTTTTATACCTGAAAATTCAGAATGTATCAAGTTTATATTCTCATAGTGCTTGGTATAAAATTGTTTCTCTGAGTTATTCCTTTTTTCTTTTCCTAATTCCTTTAAGAATTCGTATATATGATGTTTCTTTATTTTAGAAAACCTTATCTCTTTCGGAGTATTTTTATCTCCTATAAGAAGATGATATATTTCAAATTCTCTTTCTAGTTCATCGTAAATACGTCTATCTATGTTTTTCTGTTTACCCTGGTATTGATCCATTGCATCTTTAAAATGAACAAGTCTCTCATATGTATATTTAGAAGAAATATTAATTCTATCTATATCTCTATATGATGTCATATTTATTATTTCGTCTTGCTGACATCCGCAATCAACGCAAATATACATACAATCATCGAGTTCAAAATTTTTACCGGAACAGTTTTTACAGTTTGTTTTAGTAGCTTTACTTTCTTTCTCAAAATTGATGTTTATATATTTAGAAGCTATTTTTATGAACTCTTTGTAGATATCATTCTTCTTTTTATTTGGTTTCTCCCTCTTTCCTATAAAATTAACCGTCGCCTTTGTCTGTAATATAGATTTATACTCATCTAGTAGATTAGTAGTAGATATTATATAGAAGTTTTTCATTTCATCTGTCTCTATCAATCGTATTTTCTTTTCTATGTCTTTCTTTGTTTCTAATAGATTATTTAATGTTGTAAGATTCAATTTAACATCACATGAATTATTTAATTCAAGAGTATCATCTATTTCTTTAAGAAGTTCCTTTAAAGAAGGAATTTTATTTTTTTCCTTTTCGAAATAATCAAGTATTTTATTATTTAACGCTGATATATCCAAATTATGTTCTATTTTATTTTTATCTCGTGAAATTGACATTTTAAATAATTTATTTTCGTTTTAAGTAGTTGATAAACGAAAATAAATTAAAATTCTTCTCCGCACCATAGAGGTTTTTTACCTTCTTGATATATGTAAAGGGATGAATTTCCATAAGCAAGAGAACATCTCCAACCTCTTGAATTTAATTCTTCGCATATATTTTTTATCATATCTAATGTAGTATCTATGTTATTAACGAATTTTTCATTAAAATCAGTAATATCAAATGGATCATTTATATTACCCTTAATAACATGTTCATATACGTTTCTACGTAGATAACATAAATTTCTATTGTAGAAATAATCTTTAAATTTATCACTATTATTTACTGTGAAACAAGGCGGGAATTCTTTCATTATATGTTTATAATGAAAGATCATTTTTTTATATAACATTATTTATTTCTTTTTCTAAATTCTATCTCCCATAGTTTTTTTTGTATAGTACTTATCTCCTTACATAAATCGACTATTGTTTTTGTTTGTATTTTATTAACATGCTTTGGCGAATGAGGTGAAGGGAAATTAGATTCTTCTTCTGATTCTGATGATGAAGACGAAGAAATATCAATATCGTATTTATTTTTATATGAAGATCTTGAAAAATCCTTGTAATATGATATTAAACTATTTTTTATTTCTTTAGCTGATTTCATATTTACATCCTTGCGTTTGTATCTAGATTCTTCCTTTCTATCCTCTTCCGAAGAAGAACTATCATCGTATTTCTTTACTTCCTTTCTTTTGTATCTAGGTTCTTCCTTTCTATCCTCTTCTGAAGAAGAACTATCATCGTATTTCTTCACTTCCTTTCTTTTGTATCTAGGTTCTTCCTTTCTATCCTCTTCTGAAGAAGAACTATCATCGTATTTCTTTACTTTATAATTATAACTATTTTTATTATTTTGTAATCTATTAAAACTTGATTTATCACTG